ATGCAGGCTATTATATATGCGCGGTTTTCGTCTGACGCTCAGGCCACGGGCGATTCGATTCCGCGTCAGCTTCGGACGTGCACTCCATATATAGAGTCTAAGGGGTGGACGCTTGAAACGATCCTCAAGGATGAGGGCCGGTCGGGATTTAAAGGCCATCATCGTCTCGCGAATGCCGCGCTTGGGACGCTCGAACGCGAAGCCCGAGACGGTCTACACGTCGGCAAGGTGTTGGTGATTGAACGCCTCGACCGCCTCAGCCGTGAGGATCATAACGAGACTTATGACCTGATTCGCGCGCTGACAAAGAGTGGGCTGTCGATTGCCACTGTCGAAGGCGACCGGCTCTATGAAGCCTACCAGCCCATCGAATTCGCCGCGATGATCGAACTGATCGTTCGCTTGCGCATGAACCACGAAGAATCGGCCAAGAAGTCGAGCCATGGTCGAGCAAAATGGGATGCACGACGCACCGCGATGACAGAGGCGAAGAAGCCGGTGAGCGCTCTATGTCCTGCATGGCTTCGAATCAGTGAAGACCGATCGCGCTATGAGGTTTTCGAAAATCGCGACGACACCGTCCGCCTGATTTACGAGCTTGCCGATAACGGGATGGGTTCGCAGCGCATAGCCCGTTCGCTGAACGAACGCGGTATCAAGCCATGGGCGAGATTCGCAAATCGAACGCCGCGCGCATGGTCGCGAGGAACGTTGGTTCGAATGCTAACCGACCCCGCCGTGACTGGCGATCATCAGCCAATGCGGATGGTAGGCGACAAGCGTGTCCCCGTGGGTGATCCGATCCGCGATTATTATCCTCGTATCATCGACCCCGATCTTTTTGCCCGTGTTTCAACCGCTGCCGCTGATCGTAAGGCGGTTGCGGGAAACAAGGCTGACATCCCCAATTTGTTTGCGGGGCTGGCGCATTGCGCGACATGCGGCGCGAAAATGAACTACCGGAATGGTCGTCGCGCCGGTTACGTTCGAGTTCGAAATGGCGTCGAGCAAGCGCCAACCAAGACGAAGGCGGCATCGCTCGTTTGCCCAATCGCGAACGATGGTGGCTGCTCGAACAAGCGAACCATCGCGTACGTCTCGCTGGAGAGAGCGTTGATCGATTCGGCGCTCCACCTGTCGCTGGACGATGCGTCATTCTCCCGCCGCGAAGACGTGGCGCGCCTTGATATCCAAATTGCAGACCGTCAGCGGGATCACGACATCGCCTACAAGGCGGCTGAAGAGCTTTGGATGAACGCGGGCGCGAGCGCCATTGCGCAGAAGCTAGCGGGGCAACGTGAGGCGGAAGCCGAAGCAATTGCGGCTGAGATTGTCGAATTGCGGGCGTCGCGCGCGATGGCGGCAGGGAAGGTGTCGGCGGCGGAACACATCAGTCGCCTGAACGCGATTCGTGAAAACTTGGAAGCCGAAGATGATGAAGAGCGGACGACCGCTCGCTTGAAAGTCGCTCAGGGGTTTCGGTCTGTTATCGACCGGATCGACTGCCGCGATGATGGCGTGTCGATAGTGAAGTTCGTTGGTGGACGACGGGTAATCAGCGTGAAGGCGGGCAGGGGGCGCGCCGCTCCACGAGTTTGGGATTTCGACCTGATGCATTCGATGCGCGACAATGCGACCGACGATGTCAGAGAAGCGCGTTATTTGCGTCGAGTTTGTCCGGACCTATCGAGTAAATAACCTTGTAAATACAGGTGGTTGCGCATTTGAAAATTCGCTGTCAAGCCCTTTAGCCGCATATTTTTGCGAGAAGTGCGCCGGTCAACCGGTTGACGCCAATTCAAAAATCTGATCCCTATTAATCATCGCAGTGCGGCTTTGCACCCAGCGTCACAAATCTAATTTCGATTTTTGACGGTGGAGCGCCCGGTGAACATCCATGAAGCATCAGTTCTCAATAAGCTGACGGAGCGTGGCCCCGGATGGACCATCTTGGCGCTTGTCATCCTGAGAATGCGTGCGGGCTCCACCCGTGGCTACTTGGTGGTAGGGGCGAGCGGTATCAGTGCTTTGGGGGTAGCAGGCCGAATGTTGGGGTGGCTCTAATCGGCCCGCGCGCAATCATGCTAAATAGCAGATGGACAACTTCTCTGCTTATGCTGACTCACCTACCTCTCCTGCGCGATCCGCTGTAACGGTCATCGCGGGGACCGATCTCGCACTGACATCCAAGGCCCTGTATATCGGCAGTGGCGGCGACCTGACTGTTCTCATGGCGGACGGCGCGCCAGTCACCTTCAAGAGCGTTCCCAGCGGCCTGATCTTGCCAATCCGCGTATTGCGCGTGACCACTGCCAGCACCGCCACCAACATCGTGGCCCTCGCCTGATGAAGATTGATCTGGGTATAGGCGTTGGTAGCCTTTCTTCCACGCTTTTCCGCAGCATTCCTACGCGCCCAAAAGCTGGTGATCTGGTCTTCGGCTTATCGCCATATCGCACGGTCGGGAACGGGACGACGACGCTCGCCTATGCTCCCGCAAGTGGCTTTCTGAACGAAGTCGCTGACAACTTCATGCCCCCTCAACCGGCAGGGCACCGGTTCGTGTATTTGAATTTTGGCTTCAACTCCGTTGACAGCGCGGGACCCACGGCGCTCGAAACGCCCCCCGGCAATACCAATACCATCGATGGGAGCGTGACCTTCACGGCTGCGAATGGCAGTGGGACGCGCGTCGCTGGCACATTTGGCGGTATGTCGTCGATCACGATGGCGGATGGCGGCTTTGCGATCGAGGATGCGCGCCCGGCCTTTGCAGGAGGGTTCCACCGTGTCTCTCTGACCACGCCAAGCGGTGGCAAGCGTCCAACAGGCTGGAACGCTGATCCCGTCTTTGGCGAGTATCGCCGCCGCAATAGCGCGCCTGTCGCTGCGAACCTGAACGGCGGCACGATCACTGGCAGCGCGCCTGACAATCTACGCGGCTATAAGCCGCACGGCGTCCTTATCCCGTACAACGGCTCGACACCCTCCGTTCTATTGATCGGTGATTCCATCACGCAACAGAACGACTTGCGGTTCGACGCGCGCCAGCTTGTCGGCGGGATCGTAAAGGCACTGGGCGATCCGTCCGGGCAGGGTTCATTTGGGGTGGCGAACTTCGGTCATCACGGCGCAGCGATGGAAGACCTTATGGACGTGACGCCGGGCAGCAACCGCTTCAGCCTGCGATACGCCATGCTAGCCGCCGCGCGGGACATGAACGGCGGACGCTGGCCATTTAGCCATATCTGGTCGCAAGGCCTGCGCAACGATTTCTCCAGTATGGTTAGCGCCACGACGCCGGACGACGCCTTAGCCTTGATGAAGGTCCGGGCACAGGCGTGGTGGAATTTCCTTGCAGCGACGTTCCCCGGTATCCCAATCATTCAATCCACGGTCAGCACGCGCGTCACGTCGTCGGCCACGACCAATTACACGACTTTGGAGGGACAGGACCCGCGCCCCTTCACGGCGGGCGTCGCCTTGGAGCAATTTAACGAATGGCTGGTCAACACGAGTCCGGCACCACTCGCCATGGTTGTCGATCTTCGCGGCGGGCAGCGTGAGTTGCGCCCGGATGTCCAGTTCACTGGTCAGGCTCCAGTGTGGGCGCGTCTCGCATTTGTGAAGGCTGGCGCGGGAACGTTGGCGACGGCGCTGACGGCGGGCGTGGCTGTGACAAGCGTGACGATTAACGCGACCATTGCGCCCGTTGTTGGGTCGGCGTGCTATTTCGAGCCCGGCACCTCTTCTAGTGAGATCAAGGGTAACGTTGCTGCTGTGACTGACAATGGCGGGGGGAGCTTCACGGCGACGTTGGCTGCGAGTATCGCGCCCACCTACGCCCATGCAGTTGGCTCGGTTTTCGCCACCTCACCCACGACGGACGGGACACATCCCGAAAGCGTCGTTCACGACATCTGGGCTGAGATCATCAAGCCACTGAAACCCCTGATCGCAAACCTATAAACGGCGGCGGCAAGCGGCAAGTTGTCGCGAAGTAAAGGGTGTGCTATACCGCGAAGTTCTTGCGCTAGCCGGGCGGCGTTGCGCTTTCAATGCGGTGATATGCGATGACCTACTATGAGATTTTGGTTAGAGTTTCTTATTCGACCTGTCAACAGTTTGTTGATCGTGGATATTCATTCGCTATCTTTCCTATCAACCTTTTTGATAAGCTTTTCGGGGATAACGTTATCTCCCTTATCAGAGGGCATACCAATTCCGTTAGCTTCGTGGAAGCTGCGGTATGACGGTTCCCGATATGATCGTGAGGTTGGTCGGCCTGCTCGATAAAAGCGAGCGCCCTGCCGTCCTGTTCTCGTTTATGCTTTTGGTGCTGGTAACGGCGCTGACTGCGATCGTGTTGGTCGTGTACGAACTGGGATCGTCCAGTGTCGCGATTGGGTCGGTCGCCATGGTGTATCGATGGGTGCGTAGCGGGTTCAAGCGTTTGCCCCGGAGTACTGCCGATGAATAAGTGGCAGGCCCTTGTGGACATCGTTAAGGCGTTCATTGACGGCGGTAAGCCCGGTTACGCTATGGCGGCGATCGTCGTGGTATGCGCACCATTCGCCCTTTTCGCGTGCGCTACGTTATTGAAGATAGTGTGGAAGTGAACTCAGGCTTTGCGGATAGCGTCGGCCAGCGTGTCGAAGCGATCGTTGACGATGTCGGTGAGCTTGTCTTGCCCGCGCTCGACCCGCTCCATCGCTTTGTCGATCGCCTGCACCGCACTTTCTAATTTGACGATCCGCTCGACATCCGCCGTCCGCAGATGTTCGACCGCGTCGATGCGAGCGGTCTGGTTCTTGATCTGATGTTTCAGGTCGTCATGCTTGTCAGCGAGAAGAGCGATCTTGTTCATCGCCTCCTTGGTAATCGCACGGACGATAAGCCCTGCGGCGGTCGAAACAGTGGCGAGCCCCGCTGCCCACTCGATCAACGAGGATGTCTCGAACATCATCGCGCCACCGCGTCCACGATCGCGGTCAGGGCGGCAGCGCCTGATGCTGACAGGCCAGCGCGAATGAGCCACGTCAGGGCGACGCTCTTAACGGCAGGGACTTCCCAGACGATCTTAGCATAATGGATCGCGGTCGCGCCCAACCGCTGCCATGAGCGCTTACGCATTCGCCACCGGGGCCATCTGCGTCGATTGATCGAGGCCGTATTGCTGCCGCAGCATCGCTAACTGATAGTTGTATCCAGATTGGTTCGCGCACTGCTGAGCGCATTGATAAACTACACCTGACTTCGCGGCTTCTGGAAATTTCGCAAGGATTACGCCGTAGGCGGCTGCGCTCCGCGCCTGCTCTTCGACTAATTCTTCTAAAATCGCTTTATGAAAATCGGTGACTACCTCGTAGGCATCTGAAAGTGTGGTGGTGGACATTCTGTATTTAGCTGAACGCCATCCATCACTGCTCGGTCTGGACTATGGAGATGTTCTGTGTCGCAATGCCGCCTCTGGTCGATCCGTTTTGTGGTCCCGGCCCGGTGTTGCGACTGGTAAGGCGTGCAGAGTAAGTCACGGTGGAGCCACCCGAGTTATCAGTGAACGTGAGTGATCCGCCGATACCCTCCCGATAGCTACCGGGTTCATCGGCACTGAAAGCGGGATCACGATACCATGACCCGGTCGCGGTCAGCGTGGCGACATCCGCACCATTTCTCGACAGGACGATTTGTGCGGACAGGTCGCTGCCTGACCCTTCGTTCTGAAATTTGTCAACGCTTTGCGACCACGACCAACTATAGCTCAGCACGACGACGCGCGTCCCGCCGCGTGATCCCACCGACCCCGTGGTGACGTTCGCATTTGTAGCCGTGCTGGTTGTGCCAATCGCGTTCTTCGTCGTGCCAGCGGACAAACTACCACCGAAATAGCTGCTGCCGTCAGTCTTCAGATAGTAGCTCGCATTGGCCTCGGTGCAGTCGGCGAGGTTCGCTTTTCGCGGCCCGAACCACTCGATGAATTGCCCGCTCGACCCAAAGCCGTTGCCAGACACCTTCATAACCGAGCCGTTGTCAAAGATGATGCGGCCCGCGTTTAGGTCGAATTTCGCCGAACCTGACGCGTTGCGTACGACGCCCGCCGTCACGTCCCCGATGTTTGCACTGAGTGCCGATAAGCTCGTGACATTAAGACGATCAGCGGTGATCGTGTTGGCAGCAATCTGGTTCGCCGTGACTGAACCAGTCGTGATGCGCCCGCCATTGATCGTAGTCGTTTCCCCACGATTGATGCGCCCGGCGGGGTCCTGCTGACCCGTGTAGGCCCAATTCGTGACGGTCTGGGCCTCAGTATTGCCAACCATGGTGCCGGACGGCGCACCAACCGTAGCTCCTTCCGCCACGCCACGAAGAACGTCCACGCCACGTCCATCACTGAACGCTAAGTCGCGCGCATCCTTAATCGACGCACCACCAATTGAAGGTACGCCATTCACGATAGAGAACGTCGCACGGACATAGCTACTGGGTCCGCCAGCGCTAAAATATTCGGTGCCATTACCCTCGCCGACGCCTTTTTGGCCGATCAGAATGTAAGACGACCAAGCGGGGAAATTTGAACTTCCGAAGACCGAGCGGCTTGCGCCGCAATTATACATCTCAGCCGCAAGCCCCTCATTCAGGCGATTGCCCGATGGCTCATCAGATGTATAGATCACAATGGTTGAACCAAAGGAGATGTCGCGAAGAAGCTGCGCCATACTCCCGGCCGATGAACCATAGCCGCCTTCGTAAGCGACCGTGCCGTTACCATAAACGTCAAAATGTCGGATGCCCCAAACTTCGCCGCCGTTCGTCCAACAAACAGTGTAACTGCGGTTATACGCGTCAGTTCGCAAGTTAGGATACGAGCCATCCCAATAGACTTGTCCGTCAGGTCCGCGAAGACCATGATTGTAGCCGGATGGAAGAGAGGAAGTTCGGTTGCCTCTTGCCCCGACCGTAAAGGTCTGCGGCTTTCCAGCGCCAGAAACACCAGACCATTTTGCGCTATCAAAAGCAGAGTCCACCGTTCCACGGCCACCTACGATGACGGTATTGGCCAAGATGGTGTTGGCCTTGATGCGATTTGCGTCGATCGACCCTGTGGTGATCCTGTCGCCGTTAATTATCGTCCCACCATAAGTCATGTTTAGGTCTGAACCACCCCACCATGATCCCAGCATCACGCGATCAGACCCGCCAAAAGCTTCTTGTTCGGATTGGGTGTGATAGATGTACCCACCATCCTTTACCCAATAGAAGAAACGATGGGGGTTCGCGCCGCCCGTGTTGCCCGGATTTACGAACTGGGCGCGCGGGCTGCCATTGTCGTCTTGATAATAGATGTAGCCGTTTGACCACGACACCCAGTTATTTGCCGGGTTCCACTCAAAGTTTAGGCCGATAAACGAGATGGCGCGATTGCCGATCGTCAGCTTGTTCGCGCTGATCGTGTTGGCGCTGATTGAGCCGCCAGCGATCCGCGTATCATCGCCACCCTGACGCCAATTCGCCAACGTCGTACCACCCGAGATATTGATTAATCCCGGATTGATCTGGGTCCCGACGCCATTATTGATACGATAGGCAGGGTCACGCGCTCGCTCTACTGCGTCACCAAGATTTCCGCTTGTATTAGCGACTGTGACCGTATTGGAAATCACGCTATTCGCGGCGATCTTCTCAGCGCTCAGAGTGCCCGCTGTAATGCGGTCGCCGTTCAAGCTATTGACGGTGATCTTGTCCGTGGTGATTGCGCCATCTTTGATCAGCGTCGTATCCGAGACGCGCACAATCTTGCATGTGAACGCGAGTGTTCCGCTCCAATCACCGATAAGTCGGAATTGCCACTGCTTACACGCAAGCGTATTTGCGGGATTGGTGATAGTGAACTCATTCCGAAAATAGCTGCTCGCTGCGTTCCAATTGACCGCCGGATTTGCGTCTTCGGGATTGATCCCGTAGCCTGTCTTGAGGCTCAACCACGCCCACGCAGGCATGTGGATCACGGGGCGGAAGTTGCCGCTGAAGTCGCCGTATGTGTAGACCCCGACGCTCACACGGTAGGTAGCCCCAAGCTCTACGGGGAAGAACATGGAGTAATAATCCGTTCGCCCCGATGACGTAATTTTGAGTTCGCGTCCCGTTTCGTTCATACCGGACTCGCCAACGCTGAGGCGATTGTCGGCATTCCCGCCATTCCACCAAGCAGGATCGTTGTAGCCGCCATCGCCGATGACGTTGTCTGGATTACCCACGGCCAAAACACGGGCGGTCAACGCGCTGGTAGCAATCTGGGCAGCGGTGATAGTGCCAGTCAAAATTTCATTTGCGGTGATGGAGTTGGCAGCGAGCCGGTCTGCGCTAATAGTCCGAGCAACGATCTTATTGGCATTAATCGAGCCCGTTACGATACGCTCGCCGTTGATAATGGTTGATACGCCAGCATAGACGTTCAAAGACCCATTAAATCTATCTGCGATTTTGATGTGCTCACTATTTGGGAGGAAGAAATTCCGATCCCCCACGACATCGAAATATGATCGCCCCGGCACATAGACGACCATGCAATCGTGCGATCCCGTCTCGCCACCGCTGATGTTGTATGTATCGGTGGAGCCCACGGTGTTGACGATGCGAACATTGCCCGCGTCCCACCGTAAAACGCCATCGGTGGTGATGCGCATGTTAATGCCAGACATCGACACCGGACGCGAAGCGACCACGAGATTGTTGGTCGAGATGGTGTTAGCGGCAAGTTCGTAGCCGCTGATCGTCCCGGCTCTGATATGTCCGGCTTCAATGGTGCGGGCTGTTAGCTTGTTGGCGTTTATCGATCCGGTGACGATCTGATCGCCATTCAGAATGGTGCCAACTCCGGCATGGACCGCTAAGTTGGAGCCACCATACCAAATCGCGATTTGCCGCCAATTCGGTGAGGCAAAATATGTCGCATCGTTATTGTAGTCGAGCCACGTCCGTTCATCCGGCATGTAGTATTGGATAAACATCGGCGAGCTGGCGGATGCGCCTCCGTTAATCGAGTTCGCTGAAATTGGCCTGCTAACGAAATCACCGTTTGCGTTTGTGAACAAGATATAGCCGCTGTCCCATCTTACCGCGCCGTCCTGATAACGGATGTTGCAGCCAACCAAAGAGATTGGCTTTGTTGCCGCTGAGAGATGGCGGGTTTGAATTGCACCGGCCGACACCTTGTCGGCGTTGATCGCTCCGGCGGTGATCTTGTCCGTCGTGATCGCGCCATCTTTGATCAGAGTGGCGTCGCTCACGCGAACGATCCGAACCATGAATTCGACGTAGCCGGTCGTCCAATGTCCATCGAACCGGAATTGGGTATTGCGCGTCAGATTGCTGGCCTCAGACGGTATCGAGAATATAACCGGAGCGGGATTGAAGTTGGTGTCACCACGATGGAATGTGTGGCTGTCGCCGCTATAGTTTGCCGTAGGGTCGATCCCGGCGAAGCCCTTCCTTATCCCGAGCCAATATAGTCCGGGCATATGAAGGGAGATGTTGAGCCAACCGTTGAAATCTGGGCTCATGTAGATTTGATAGTCGAGCTTGTAGGTCGCGCCAATTTCGACTGTAAAGAATGGCGTATACCAAGCGGCATCGGTCGGATCGATGTATATCGTTCTATCAAATCGCCATTGGCTATTCTGCGGGCGGACAGTGACAGTGTTATTGCCATAGCCACCCGAAAAATTTTTTCCATTCCAGAATCCGGGATCGAAAAATCCGCCATCTGGAATTATGTTGTCAAAATTTCCAATGGCAAGGTTTCGGGCCACAATTGTGTTCGCAGCAATCTTGTCCGCTGTGATCGCATTTGCCTGAATCTTGGGCGCACTGATCGCATCGTCGGCGATTTTGACTTCGGTGATCGCGGCGGTCGCAATCTTGGTGTTTCCAACTGCGCCGTCGATGATCTTGTATGCGTCTACGGAGTTTGGAGCGAGTTTGACATTCGCGACGGAGAAGTCCGCCAAGCGCGTTTCGGTGACAGAGCCCATCGCCAGTTTGTCAGCGGTGATCGCGCTGTTGACCAGCTTTTCAGTCGAGATGGTCGATGGAGCGATGTCCTGACCACTTACCGACTTCGTCCACCCGCCACCCGATAAGCGATACAGTTCACCCGCATAGAAAACGACAGGCGAGCCGGTCCAACCCGATGGGCTGGGCAAAGACGTGACGGTCTGCGGTGGCACCAACCCCGGTGTAAGGTCATCCAGCGAAACACCGCCGGTCGTGGCGACCGGGACATTCGCGGTCGTGGCTGATACGTTGTCGCTACTGTCGAGGGCAACCGCCGCCACGTAATAGGCGGCGGCACGCGCAAGATTGGAAAAGCGGGTTTCCGCGCGCGTATTGGCCGTGGCAGAAACGGTCGCTTCTGCAATCTTCGCGTTGTCGCTGCGATAGAGCGTGAAGCGAATTTTCGCCTGATCGCTGTCACTGGGCGCGACCGTCGCCACGTCAATCCAAGTGATACCCCCGACCGCCGACAGGCCTGTGGGAGCCGCCGGAGCCACCGTATCGCGGCCGGTCGCAAACGAAGGTGCGCTGACCCAACCGCTCGCGACGTTGATCTTGAGCGCCCTTATACGGGAAGAATACGAGGTGTTTCGTTTACCCGCGAACCGATAGCTCGTGGCGGGCGCTGCAAAGACAATCGCGCCCCCGCCATTTTCGGAAAGCTCGACCTCATAGCTGGTCGCATCCTTCGCGGCGGTCCACGTGAGCGTCACGTCAGCGCCCGCGTCCGTCAGTGTGCTGAACCATTGGATGTTCGACAGCGATCCGGGCGGTGTGGCCGCAGCTATCTCGCGATCTGCGACCGCCTGACCCGCCGCCAACGCTTTGTCGATGTCAACGCGAATTGTGGGGAGTTTATCGATGCCCGCGACGATGGTGGAGGAAGGTCGTCCGCTGACATTCGACGTATCCTTGGCCGTATTGTCGCGCGTGACATCTGCGCCGGGTGCAATCCCGCCGAGCTTGCCGCCCTCACCGGGATTGATGTCTGAGAGCCTTGATGGCGTACCCGTCAAATCGACATAGGGAATGGTGACGCGGGCAGTCCTGATCCCATCTTGGAACCACGCCCCATAAACGCCACTGGTCATGCGATAGCGGGCGCGAACCTCAACTTCAGTGCCGGGCGCATTACTGGAGAAGGTGAAGCTGCCCGCTGTGGGATCATGGGCAGCGGCTTGCTCAGTCCAGCCTTCTTCCGCACCCGTATATTGGCCACGGATACGAGACTGAATTTGGATGCTCGACACCCGACCTGAATTCTGCGGGGTCCATTCGACTTTGATTTCTGAAACTTCGCTCACACGTTATTTATCAGCCGACCCCTTGATAGGCGGCGGTGCTCAGGCGAAGCCCCTCAACAGGAAGCCATGCACTCGCATCATAGCCGCCCGGACGAATGACGGCGGGAAGCGGCTTCTCTTCACGATCCCACGCATAGACTTCCGAAGATTCTTCCCGGAGCGTCATCTGAAAGATCATCAAGTCAGTTTCGGTCTGAGACTGCACGCGGAAGAGTTTGTTGTTCCAGCCCTGACTAGGGAGGCTTAGCGTCACGAGGCTCCCGACCTGAACCGCAAACGCCTTTGGACCGAATGTCGCGGTGAAGAAGCCGGGCGTCTTGGCTTCCCGCATCAAGAACTGCTTGGCGATCCGTTGGCAAGTTTCCGCACGAGAGACGAAGCCAAGGTCGAGGCTGAGTGTGCGCGGGACACCATCAGGGAGGTTGTCCGTCTCGATGACGCCCCAATCGACCAATTGGAAAAGCTGGGCGGGATCGGCGAACCGGCCACGCACGATGTTGTAGGTCTCGCGGGCAGGACCGCTGGGCACCCAACTATAGGAGGCAGGGGAGTTGATGCCGCCGACCAAATCGCTTTCGTCAAAGGCCTGTTTCGGACCAAGCGTGTCGTCATAGCCGCCCACAAGCCCATATGTGCCGCCCACGTCGGTGAGTTTGCACGACCCTATGGCGGCGGTGAGGGCGGACAACACCGTCTCATGGGTATCGGCGGTCGATACGATCCCATCGGCGGTGTAGCGCTGCACGGTCGAGCCATCAGCGGTGACGACACGCTCTTCGCAGACGTTCGCATAGACGCGAAAGTTGTCGAGATTGATGCGGTTGAGCGGAATGCCCATGCCCCATAACAGTTTGCCGTTGAGGCGATAGCCAATCAGGTAGGTGAGGAGGGCGAGGGCGGGGTTGCGGCCAATCTCGATACCAGAGTGGACGAATTCCCACGTTGTTTGATCGCTGGCGCGGTGTGGTCCCGAACCACCTGCCGTTGAATCAAGACGGGGATCATAGACAGGGCAACCGTCAACAACTGTGATGACTTTTTGCGGCAAACCCTGCGGCCAAGCCTTTTGGTCAAGTTTCCAGTCGATTGCGAGGTAGGCGCAACCGGTGAAGCGCGACGATGATGTCCATAAGGCCCCGGTGCCGAGCGCCTGAGCGTTTACGGCCGAACCCTCACCGATCGCGCGAATGAAGTTGATTCCATCTTGGTGAGCTACAAGCATCCCATTCGACCATGTCAGGTCATCTTCAAGGTAGATGTCGCGGATCGTAACTTTGTGCGACGCGAGCGCGATCACCTGCGCATAACGGTCCTTCTTGTTGCCCCATGTTTCGAAGAAGCGAACATCTGCGCCTGCGGCAGTGCGACCGAAGACGATCTTGCGGGGTGCAGAGGGAACAACGGAATTTTGAAGCCGGTCGGCCATCGACTGGCTGACGCTCTGGGGGGCTTTGCGGAAGAGTGTCCCGACACCCGCGAGAGCGAGCGAAACACCAAGCCCGACGACCGTGGAAGTGATGGCCGTGACGACGGCTGCGGACGCGCCGTAGAGCGATGCAACTGCGCCAAGAAGTGGAGCGGCATAGACGATGACCGCGACCGCCACGGCGATCATCACGACCGATTTGATGACCTTACTCACTGGATACGACCGAGAGTTCGAAGGGCACCGTGAAGGCGTACCGGCAATCGCGGGTCGGGATTATCGCGAGACGGTCTTGGCCTTGCTCCTCACCGACAAAGAAACTGAATTGGCCGACGCAGACGCCAACTGTGGTGGCATCGCGCATCACGATGTCGCCGCGCTGTGCGAAGTGAACAGATTTGGGTTCGCCGAACCAAGATTTTACGGTTCTGAGGAGTGTACCCGCGCCACGCTCGCGTAGTGCGGTGCGCGCACCATTGGCGGTGTCATAGGTCCCGCGATATGCGGCGGCGGGATCAACCCCAGTTTGCGCTCTGACGCATGATGCCGCGAAGAGTGCGCAATCATGCTGCCCCCAAACGAACGGGTCGTATTCTACGCGGTCAAGATATGTTCTAAGACGGTCTTCCCAATCGGGGTAACGGACGATGGATTCCATCGTCTATTTAGGTCGATCAGTAGTCTACCTGATTTTGGTACACGCTTCCGTCAGGTGATCTACCGCCGTAACCCGTGCCGCTGCTGTTCGTGACAGCCTTTGCGGGCGCGGGATCACCGTTCGCGATGCTCGCGGCATAATCTTGAGATGTATCCGTGGAGTCGTATTTCTTCTGGTCGAGATAGGTTTGATTAGTCGCGTTTGAGACAAGCGACTGGTGGCTCTCAATCGTCAGCGTGAAGTTGTGTGATCGGCCATCGTTTTGAATTTCGACCTTATCCATCGCGCCGCTTCGGACTCGGCGAAACATCCAAATGGGCTGTGCGAGCGGATCGGCCTGCGGGATCAGGATGGCGCGCCATATAGTAGCAGGGCGGGTGAGGTATTCGGCCGGGAGGGCTTCCGCTGCCGCAAGCGTGACGTTGGGGCTGGCGGGGACCGCTAAACTGATCGTGAATTCGTCCGAGCCGCTATAGCTGAACGTGTTGTCGCCGATTTGGACCGCAACGCCATTCGCGACGGGTTCGAACGTGTTGCCATCAAGGAGGCTGTCTCCTGATCCTGTAGGCTGGATCGGATGTGCGCCAGTCCAGACGAAAAGCGTTTCGTTGGCGAATTCCAGCCTTGCGGCGAGATAGGACGTGATGGCGGGGGCGGTGATCGCGCTCATCACCTGCGGCGTCATGTTGTCGCGCATCAGACGACCTCACGCGCCTCGATCGTGCCAAAGTCCGCGATGCGATCGGGGTCGAGCGTGTATGCAGGGCTATCGGTCGTCGCGAGACGGAAGACACCGAAGGGGCGAGCGAACTCCACCGCTGTCCCGGCGGCGAAATCTGCCCGAAGTGCCGGTTCAAAGCGCACCGTGACACGGCCATTTGCGTCCGCCACAGCGGCGGCTTCCGTAATCCTGAGAAGCTGCGCCCCGATCGTAAGCCATTGGCCCACTCGAAGCGTCGAGAGAGCCCCTGCGGCCCATCCCGCGACGCTGACGGCATTGTTCGTGGCATAGGCCTTGGTCGCGACGGTGCGCCCCGTCAGGCCGCTCACGATTGTGCGATTGGGATAGAAGCGGAATGAACCGACCATACCTTGGAGGCTCAGGCCCCAAGCCGCTATTACCTCAGCGCGAGGAATGCGCATCCGTGGCCACGACCAAGACAACTTCCACTGACTGGCTTGGTGAACGACCTGAACCTTTTTCGAATACGGCGATTCAGTCGCGGATTGGACGCGATCCAGAACAAGGCGTTCGGTCGCGGGCGAATATATGGGGAAATCTATAGGGAAACTGGCCACGAGATATTTAGCTCGTGGGCTTAGATCGTCCGACGTTGCAGCTTCTTGAGCGTGGAATCGGTCGCTTGCCTCGTGATGAGCGGCACTGCTGACATCACGCCCTCTGCCACCATAGCGCGGACCATGGCGGGGTCATTGCTCGTGATCGGCCCGTTGATGTTGATATGAAGTCCACCCGCGTTATCATTGGCGGCAAGCGACCGGAGTTCCCTGTTGTTCGTCACCCGTGCGTTGGCACCGATGCCCACGACTTCCGGGCCACGTTCACCTACAAGGTAATTGCCGGGTGATGTCATGCCGCCGTTTGCGCGCGCACCCTTCAATCCCTTCAGCAAGTTTCCGAAAATCGACCCCAACAGGCCTGAGCCGCCGCCCTCACCACCGCCAAACAACAGATTGCCGAGCGGTTTGATTATTGCTTGTTGAAGCCCAATATTGATCAAACCATTGATGATCGTCTTCGACATGCTGGTGAACGCCTCGCCGACACTCTTCGTCCCATCAATGATGCCCATCAGTCCATCTTGAAGCGACTTCAGGCCTTCGACTTCGACATTCTCGAACGCATCGTTGAGTTCGTCTGTGGTCTTCGGGATTGCGTCAAGATAAGCTTCTAACGGCGATTGGTTCTGATGCCGAACGCCGTCTTCGGCGAGGCTCTGGAGGGCGGGCAGGGCCTTCAATCGAGCTTCAGCCGCCTCGCGTTCTGCGCGCGTTGCCTTGCCGAGCTTTTCCAATTCAATCGTGTGTTCAAGCTGGAGACGTTCTTGATCAAACTGGTTGCGAACCAGCGCCAACGACTTGTCGCGACGATCCCGTGTCGAGCGGGTGAGCGCCATTTCTGCCGAGAGCATGTCGGCGTCGAGTTGCTTTCCCGCCAATGCGAGGTCAAGCTGATCCCGCGCAATCTCTGCATCACGATCCCGAATGGTTGCGTCATATTCTGTGTTGAATATTTCGCGCTCGATTTCCTTCAACAGTTTGGCTTGGGCAGCGGTGTAACGTTTCTTACCCTCCCGCACTTCCTTATCGCTGCCGGTCTGCATGTCGATGTCATCGGCATTCATGTAATAGCGATTGCGAATTTGCTTTGCGGCGAGGTCTTGACGCTCGGTCGGATCGTTGGTCATTCGCTCTTGCGAACGATAGAGGTCAGCGCGTGCGCCAAGAAACGTGCGGTCCCATGCCGCTGATAATTCACCATCACTTTTCAGCGTCTGGCCGGTCTTTTTCTTTGAAGCTGCGTCAGGTTTGGGGAGAAGGGCATTGGTCGATTTTGTTGGCGTGACCCTCAGGCCATGCCGAGACCGTGCCTCTAGCCGGGCAATGTCTTCCCGCTCGCCCCGCATTGCTTGCATGTCGGGATCATTCTTATTGCGACCAGCCCGGATGTTGTCGTTGTATCGGCGCGTGAGGTCATCATGCAGCGCTTGGCGACCGGCCTTCGTCTTTTTCAATTCCGCGCGGTCATCGGCCTGCATCTGCTCAATGGACTTGCCTGACATCCGCGCGCCGATGACGTGCGGCACATCCCATTTCAGCGGGTTGCTCTGCTGAGTAGACATCAGCTTCTGCACGTCCATCTGTGCGAAAAAGTTGGCGGCAGCGGTCGCGGCCTGCGTGAAGGCATTCGCCAGTGCCATCAGGGCGTCGGCGTTCTGGATAATCGCGCCCGCCATCTGGGCGTTGACGATCATCTTCATCGTGTCGAGTTGGTCATTCACCTGCCCGCCGTTGCGCAACAGGTGGTCGTCCAGCACGATCCCGTAGGATTCTGCGGCATCGGCGAGGGTGTTGAAGCCCTTCGAACCATCCGACATCAGAAGGGTGAGGTCGCCCGCTGATTTGCCAAATAGCTCGATTGTTTTCTGATTGCGGGCCGTCACGGTGCCGAGCTTCGCTATACCGTCCATCGCCTGCTTCAAGGCGGTGTCGGTATCCGCGCTCCTGACGCCAAGATCGTGGAAGGTTTTCGTTAGCGCCTTGTTGCCGTTCTGCGCCGCGCCAAGGTTCTTTGCGAATTTTCCAACCGCCGCATCGGCATTCTCAACCGATGAACCGGAAAGCTGGGCGGCATAGCGGAATTCTTGAATCGTCTTAGTCGTCGCGCCGGTACGGTCAGCGAGATCAACGATGGCGTCACCATAGTCGAACGCTTCTTGGATGCGTTCTTGTAAAATGTCGAAAGAGAATGCGCCGATGAAGCCGCCCGCGAAGCCAATAGCGGCATTCTTCGCGATGTTCATCGCATTCGTGATTTGCGATGCGGTCTGCTGCGTCGCGCGCGACGCATTCCGAAGACCGGCGATAAACTGAGCGCTTTCGAGCGCGAGATCAACTACGAGACTACCAACATTTGCCATGCTGGTATTTAGCGGCTGGTGTCATCCTCAATGACGTTGAACCCCGCGAACGCCGCCGCAATACGATCCTCAAGCGTGATGGCTGCGGCGCGCTTCGCCTCTAATCGGGCGGTTTCTTCGGGGTCGCGGTCGAGGAAATGGGGAGCCTCTTTTTCCGTTCGCTTATACCACTCCATTTCGAGGAGAAGGCGGGTGCGATCGTCCTCAGCGGGAGAGCCAAAGGGTTCGAAAAAGTGATAGGCTTCCCATTCCGCTAACTCATCCGGCGATAGCTGCCGATTAAGTTCACTTACGGTTTTGCCGAGCGCGAGCGCGAGCCTGAACAAGAAGCGCCTTTCCGGGCTGGCGCGGAATTTTTTTTTAGACTTTCGGGATCACGGCGGGCGTGTTCCTGCATGGCCTGCCACAGCGAGACGATGGTCTGGTAATCGAGTTCAGCAAAGGCGTCATAGTCCGCGACGCTGAACATCTGGTCGCCGTTTTCGTCCACGATCCCGAAAATCACGGTCAGGATCGCTTGCTCGTAGAGATCGACACGGGGCAGGCCTTCACGCTCGACCTCCGGTAATGCCTGATCTTCCTTCCAAGCAGTATGCGCGGCGTCGTTAGCGTAGATGGCATCGAGGAGGTCCACGCGCGCCCGCGCCGACAAGGTGCGGATGCGCACGGTGCCGCCCCACTCAGGAACCTCAACATCAGAGGTTGGAATGGGAGCGGCAAGGATCGCGTCTCGTGAGAGGAGCATCAGGCGGCAGTGCCCTTTGTGACTGGGCCACTGACCTCAAGCGTGATCGCGCCGGTCCACTGCTTATCGACGCCGCCCGACTTCTCGAACGACGGGACGAAAGCGTCGAACGTCCACTGCGTGCCGCTCGCCACTACCTTGAACGATGCCAGCGTACCGGCGGTGCGCGCCGTGTCACACGCTACCTGACCAGCGTCCGCGACGATGTAGTTGACGCTGATCTTGATCGAACCCTCATCGGGGATTCCCATCTGTTTTTCTTTTGCGACGGAATCCAAGTCCGTCACGTCAATGATGGATGCAGCGCCCGAGCCGATGCCGCTGAAGTCGGTGACGCCCGAGATTTTCGTGTAGGTGCTGCCGGTCTTGATTGAGATTGTCGTTCCCTGCGACGGCAAAACGTTCTTGGCCATATTTCTCCTGAAAACTATAGTTCAGGATATTTATCTCAGGGGCGTGATTCAGACGGTTGTGTAGAATTTGAAGAACAAGAGGGCACGGTGAAGCGTGGCCTGTGTCGTGGTTTCGGCCATCATATGTTCGTCAAGCCACTCGACAGTCTCGACGCCGTTTTCCCGCCAGATGATGAGGCTGTTTCGGATGGCGCGTGCGAGGAGTTTGGCTTGTCCGTAAGACTCACTCGATATGCTAATTTGGAACGTCACGAACCCTTCGTCGCCCACCGATCCATCAAGATCGGTCGTGACCTGTGTTTCGAGAAGCTGATAGACCGCGCATGGAAGGGCGTAAGCGGTTGGCGCGACGCTGGGGTAGACATTTGCGATACAAGTTTTGAGGCGTGCGTTGAGAAGCTGGTCGATCATCTGGTATTTAGACACCGCGCTTGATCAACTGCTTGTTCAGGACCTTGCCGATTGTATCGATGATAGATTGCTGAGAGTTTGTCAGCGCGCGAATCATGAAGGGGTCGGCGGCATTGTGAATGCTGCCGAACTCAACGAATGAAGAATGGTACGCGCTTGAGCCGATCGTCACCGCATTCTTAACTTGCGTGGGGTCAGCACTTTTGAGTTTCTTTACCTTGATGTTGTTGACGATCTTCCCGTGCGTCTCCTGCCGCGTCGTGCCACCCTTATTGTGACGGGTGCGCATTTCGCCTTCGGTTGTCTTTGGGGAGTTGGGAGCCTCGTTGATCGCCTCTTTGCGCAGTGTGGCCGCGCCTGCGCGGTTCGCAATTTGACCAGCTTTTGTGGCTTCCTGCTTCGACAGGCTCTCCAAGCGGTCTTGGAGCGCCGCCAGACCCCGCATGTTCGCGGTGATCACAAGCGCTCCTCCAATGTGAGGACCATCGTTTGGCGGCGGTCTGGCTGGTCGATCGCCACGATGTCGAATTCGGTGTCATCGATCTGGACGCGCATCGCAGTGGTGATGTCGGGGCGATAGCGGATGAGGTAGCGAGCCGTTGAGTAGGTGTCGCGACCACCCGCCCGCGCGGCGTCCTGCGTGCGCAATTCGAGCCGCTGAGCATGTAGCGATGCGATCTGGCGAAAGCTGGTGATGACCTGACCGAATTCGTCCTGTTCGTTGCCTGCATCGTCGTAGCTGCCCGCGCCATCACTCGCGCCAGCGCCTGCCGCGAAGAACATGAGCGAGGAGCCGCTCGTATCATCGGGTTCGATAGCAGGTGCCCCCGCTGCGACACGCGTCAGGGAGATGTTGGGCGAACCGCTGCGCGCGCTCAGGAGCGTCAATCGCCGGTCGAGCTGCCCCGCATTGATCTTCACAGCGAAAACACCCGGAAAGGGGCGCAAAGGCGAGTGATCGTCGTCATGGCGGCAGTGGTGTCGCCCGCGCGATCATCGAAATGCGCCGCGACGTGAACGGCGATGGCGTGTTTTAGTGCAGTCGGGACGATCGGCGTCACGAGCTTCCCGTCGCCGTCCGTGTAAGGGCGTATCCGTCTGCTGGTCAGGTGTTCGACAATATCCGCGCCAGACTCGACCAACATCTGTATCGTGTTTGGGTCGGTTCCAGAATCAATTCTAAGCCATTCTTGAAGTTCGCTCTGTGTGATCAGCATGAAGATATTTATGCTGATACGAAAAGAGCGGGGATTGCTCCCCGCTCTCCGTTGTTCATCATGCTATTCTGGCTTATGCCGCGATCTTCAGAAGCTTGTAAGCTGCCGTATCTACAACACAGCCACCCACGCGCTTACGCGTCTGATAGGTGACGTAGGGCTGCGCGATATACGGGTTGTAGAGCATGGACATCCCGACACGGTCGGCGATGGTGTAGGCGCGCTGGAAGTCACCGAACACAATGGGCGTAGAGTTCGCCGCGATGTTCGGCATGTCTTCGGCTTCCACCACCTCATAACCAGCGAGCAAGCCGGGGACGCCCGACTGAAGGCTATCCTGCCACAGGTAGCGACCTGTGGTGTCCTTCAGCATCCGAACCTGACCTAGCGTGTCCTTGTTCATGATGAAGCGGGCGTTCGGGCGGTACGCGGCCTTCAGCGAGTGGACCAACGCAATGATGGAGTCAGCGGTGATCTTTGCGGCATCGCCAGTCTTCACGGCCTGAACGGTGCCAAATGGGCGGGTCGCGTCGCCAGTCAGGGCGGACGTGACGTTCAACAGGCCCTTGGGCTTCTTCACGCCATCGCCGAGGAGGAATGCCGCACCTTCCGCGCGAGCAAACTCGGTCGCGACCTCACTGGTTACGAAACTCGCGATGTCGAATGCGGAATCCTCAAGGATCGTCTGAGTGACGAACGGGCTGGCATATAGCTCGCCAAAGGACGGCACGATTTCGACCAGCGACGACGCGGCGGTTTCGGGCCGAGCATCCTTCTCGCCAACCCATGCCGACGCGGTGCCACCTACGGAGAACGGAATGTGGAAGTCGGGCGTTGTGACGGAGATGACCCGTGCGACCGACCGCATCGGCGAGATGTCGATCACGGCCTTCTGAATCTGGCTGTCGATCAGCTTCGGCACGGTGTAGCCGCCCTCAGCCGGCACCAGTGCCGACATCGCTTTGATTTCCATGGAGTCGCCGCCACGGAGGTACATGTTGAACGCCTTCGTTTCATTGTCGGTCGTGATGTTCGACACGATGGCGGGGCGATTTGCGGCAGTTTCGAGCGCCTTGATTTCGGCGCGAAGCTCGGTCAGCGCCGTGTTCAGCGCGTCGGCCTGCTTGGTTTCTGCACGGTCTACGGCAGACTTGAACTCGGTTTCGAGATTCTTGAGTTCGGTATTCAGATTAGCGGACATACATCTCCTTGATTGTTGCAACACTCGATCGAATGGCCGCTAACGCAGCCTCGTGGTATTTAGCTTCCTGTTCATCGTCAGCGTCTTCCTCGACATCACCCGACTTTTCCTCTTCGTCATCCGTCACCTCGTCATCGGTGGCGTCATCATCGCGGCTGTCAAAAAGCTTTGTGATCGCGTCTTCACCAAAGCCCGCATCCGTGAGTTTCTTTTTCAAATCTTCATCCATGTCATTCTCCTGATTCTTAACGCTCGCGACCCGCGCCAATTCATTGCACGGGAAGGTAACGACTGAGATTTCTATCAACTTCGCTTCGGTGATGGTCCGCGTCTTCCCGTCTATTTCATATCCGGTCGCTATATATCCGATAGACAGCCCTGTTACGGCTCCTGCCTTCACCGCTGCATAGGCATCGCGACCCGCTGTGGTGTCGAGGAACTGGCCGCTTGCTTTGAGGCCGGTTGAGTCCTCTTTGAGATCGGTCCACACGCCAATCGGTAGCGCGAAAGCATCGTGATTGAAGAACATCGCGGGCATCGTTCCCGCCGACTTGTGTTCTTCGAGGGTGGCGCTGAATGCTCCGGGCGCGATGATGTCGCGCGCCTGATCCACATTGTTGAAAACTGCGCCATAACCCTCGAAGGTACGTGCCGTCGCACCCTCCGTTTCGGCAAATTTGACCTCTATCTTCCCCGCGAATGCCTTCTTTTCCATGAGGGTATTTATTCGGTGGGGGCTTGTGGCTGCTTGTCGGGGCCGAAGAGATTGACAGCGGGCGTCAGGAGATCGGCTGTGGGATCATCTGATCGATCGAAACCCTCCATTTCGCGAGCTTCATTGCGGGTGAAGATGCCGCTCGCGATCCCGTTTTTATAATATTCCATCCGCTCTTTGGCGGTGCCCCGAAGAAAGTCACGGTTATCTATCGTGATGCGAAGCCCTGCGGCGCGTTCGGCATCGGTCAGGAGCGCTTTTTCTGCTGACTGCATGTATCGCGCCTGCCAGTGGGCATCGGTGTCTTGATCGTGCGCGATATGAGCTTGCTCGACGCTCGCGTAAGACTGTGAACCGAGTGATTGAAAGACTTTCGTCGGGCTAACACGAAAGAAGCGGCAGACTTCTTCGATCTGATAGCGGCGAGCTTCTATCCATTGTGCATCATTAGCCGTGGAGGCGAGCGGGTTGAACTCGACGCCAGCGGGGAGGAGGATCGTCTTATGGGCGTTGCCTACGCCCTTCGCTTGTGAGTACCAAAACTCGGTGAGTTCCCGGACCTGATCGGGGTTGAGGACTGTGCCGTTTGACGGAGACAGGATGCCTCCCGGCTTTGCGCCATTTTTGAAGAGGTTTGCGCCGTACGTCTCGGTCGCAGTGGCAAGACCTAGGGCATTGCGAGCCGCCTTGATCGTGGGCATCCCTTCGTAGGATAGCCAAGCCGGTCCCTTCAGGTGCCAGATTTGCGACGCGGGGACGCGCATCCCGTATAGATAATATCGGACTTCGCCGCCCAGCTTGGTTTCATCAACCTCGATCGACACATTGCCGGGATCGATGGGGAGAAGTTCGAGTATCTCGCCAGTGCGCTGAGAACGATTGATGAAGACGTGGGCGTTGCTGTTTAACGCGAGATGCCAGCCAATCTGTTCGCGAAATTCATAGCTGGTCTGCCGCGAATTTGGTGAAAGATTGAGAAGATTGTAGAGCGGATGATCGGTTGCAGCGATGCGCCCGCCAGATGTTTCGCGATGAAGATAGCACGGCGGCAGGGCGAGGCCTTCTGCTATCACGCGAGCGCAAGCATGAACTGCGCTGACCGTCGTGCCACCAACACCGACGCCCATGGCTTCGCGAAGGGCCTCCTCTACCGCTTCCGGTGAGGAGATCGTAGGTGTTACTGTTTTGTATTCTGACTTCTGTTCTGTTGCTCCTAAGAGCCAATCCATCCAACCCATCTGGTATTTAGGTTGGTGGGATTAGTCCAAGACGGCGAACGTCAGTTTGACGGGCGGGGTAGGGGGCGTCTCACAAGACGCGGCGTAAGCCATGAGTGTCGCGATCATCACGTCAATCTTCTGATGTTTCTGCGATTTTGACGGCTTCACAGGAGTGCGCGTCACTCCCTTTTCATTGATTGCGACATTGGCCGCGCACCAATTCAACACAGGGTTACTGGGGTGGCGGATGTTGCCGTTCTTTAAGTCGGCCTCAAAGTCGTCAAGGGTGGTGGTCCAGAGGGCAGGGGCAGATGCTGGCCAAATCTCTGTCTCGATTCCAAGTGCTTCGACTTCCTGCCGAAGAAACTCGCCCTGCCATGGGTCGAAGATCGCTTTCACAATCTTGAAGTCGCGGCATAGTTGGAGGACGTGACGCCTAACTTCTCTAAAGTCAGATGCTGTGCCTTCCGTCGCGCTCAAGTGGCCGCTGTCGATCCAATCTCGGTACGCGGGAGCATTCGGTGACGCGTCCAGCGCGCCTTCGGGGAGGTGGGCGAACGGGAAGATGAGCTTGCGGCCAGCGTCCGGGATGATCAACGAGATGGCAGTGAGGTCCTGCCGCGTCGAGATGTCAGCGGCGAGATAGGCTTCCCGGCCACGATAGCGGGCGATGTCGAGCGTTTCATCTATTGCGGACGCCCACAACTGCGTCGTCAGCCATCCGGCCGCACTCGCCACCCACTGATTGAGATGCTTGGTGCGGATCGCGGCCTGTTTGGCGGGGGACTGCCGCGCCTCGCTAAGCTGATCCTGTAGATAGGCGGCACCGACGCTGACGCCCCAATTGGGATTGGCCTTTCGCCATGACGCTTCGTCGCGCCAGTCGTCGCCGGGGTCGATGGTGTAGATGAGGGCGAACAATCGGTCGTTGGCCTTTAGCCCGGCCAATACGGCTTCGGCCTCCATCTGTTCAGCATGGCAGACGCCAGCGAGGTTGTTACCCGCCGTTGTGATGATGAGGAGAAGGGGCTGAGAGCGCGCCCCCATGCCCGTGCGGAAGGCGTTGATCTGGGTATCGTCACGGGCCTGATGAAGCTCATCGCAGCACGCGAAATGGGGTGATGAACCATCCTTGGTGTTGGCGATGACGCGGCTGAATTTTGATCCGCTTGAGACACTGTAAACGGCGGATTTCGCCACGCTGATGTCGAGGGCTTCGGCCAGACCCGGAGACATCTCCACCATACGGCGGGCGGGCTCGAATACCTCGTTCGCCTGCTCCAGACTGGTTGCGCCGCTGTAGCCTTCAGCGCCCGGCTCGCCATCGGCGAACACCATGTAGAGCGCGATCCCGGCGGCGAGGAGTGATTTGCCGTTCTTGCGCGGCAGTAAGATCAGGGCTTGGCGGTAGCGCCTGAGGCCGGTCGCTTTTTCAAGCCAGCCAAAGATGTTTGCGAGCGCGAAGACCTGAAACGGTTCAAGGCGGATGGGCTGACCAGCCCATTTGCCTTTGACGTGGACAAGGCCCTGTAGAAAGGTGCAGACATGATCGACGGCATCTTCACTGAAGACGAGGTCACGACGGTCGAAATCGGCTTGGAAACGCTGTGCCGCCTGCTTGATCTGGACGCACGCGGGCGTCTTTCCGCTCAATATATCCTTGGCGTAGTTGGCGGCGACGGCTGAAAAACTGTTTCGGGTGAACCTTCTCACCCGATATTTAGGATCAGTGCTCCTTGGGGCGGACGGTGAAGGGCGATGACGCGGGTTTGTCCGCCGATCCTGTGCGCGCGAGGCGAGAGCGAAGGCCTGCAATGCCGAGCAATTCAGCCATGCGGCGAAGCTCCGTCAGGATCGCGGCCTTGGGAAGCTCACCCGCGCTGATCTGCTCGCGATACAGAGCTTCCATCGTGCAGTAGCGGGCAAACAGGCTGCTATCTGCCTCTGTGATCCCGCAGGCCGTGACCCGGTCCAGTTCCTCACGCCAAACCGAGCGTGCTTCCTTCGTCAAATAGCGGGGGGCGATAGGAGCGCTCTTGGCAGGCGTCGCAATTTCGGTGATGTCGGCGTGGCGGTCAGCGCGGAAAGTGCCCGCGAGTGCTTTTGCGGCTGGATTTGCTATGCGGCGTCCTATTTTCACGCATATATTTATACATAGCAGGCTTTTTAGAGTCAGAGTGGGGGGGGGCTATGAACGAAGGGCCAGACACAGCGCCAACGCCAGTGGCGGGCCAGAAAAAAGAGTTGCGAGATTGGCTTAACGTCATTGTCGCATTCTGTGCGCTTATAGTTTCAATTGTCTCGCTGTGGACTACTATAAAAGTGTCTGGTCTAGAGGATTACTTTCAATCCGAGATCGTAAGGCGAAATGCGGAATTGAAGCAGATAGCGGCACGATCCGACATGCTAGAAAGCGTGGCTACGGCCCGTTCCGAGCGGTTATCCGAAATCCAATCTTCAGCCGATAGTGTTATGTCCCGCTTTTCCGAGGCTCAGCAACGTCTAATTCTCGCCCAAGCAGATTTGTCCAAGGTTCGCAGCGACGCTGCATTGGCGGCAGCCAATCTGGCAGATGCAAAACGGGGAGGTGCCGAGACGGCAGCCAGACTGGCATCCCAAGCGAACTCCTTTGATCTTTTTATACGTGCGAATGCACTCGATTACGCGTCACTAAGTTTAGTTATGAGAACAAGATTTGATGAGGACGCAATCCCGTCAGGAAAGTCCGCTATAACGGCTATCAATGCTCTGACCGCTCCTGCTGGGCAACGTTTGCTTCAACCCTATCTCGACCGCATTAAAGTCAAGGTCCCTTCCGTTTGCCCCATGCTTAACGATTGGAAGGCCACGATTCCTGACACGCTACCGGAGGTGCCCAAACCTACGATAACGTATATGTCGAATGCATCTAAGCAGACGATCGACCGCCTGACCCGTGAAGCGCAAAGCAAATACATGACGGCTTTGAACGAAAAATTTGAGAAAGATCGGGTCCGGCGGGAAGCAGAACGCGAGGCTTATGAGCAACTGGATCGTCTTTCGAAAAACTGCATGTGCAAAGCTTTGGCTGACGAAAAGATCGGCGCTGACCAAATTTGCCCCGCGACATCCTGAAATTTCATTCTGACATGAAGAAAAAAAGGCTGGGGTGCGGTGTACGCCTTTGAGGGGACGGGATGATTTCACCCCGCCCCCTTCATGACGCGCTTGATTGGGAGGTCGGACCTCCAAATGTATTTATCATCGGACAGAAAATCGGCGTCGGTCTTGAAAAGCTGGATTCGTTATAGCGGGGAGATGGAAGTTGGCTGATCCAGAATGGCTGCTCGAAACGTGCCGCGCTATCATTGCTTCGAAGCAAGTGAAGCAATTCGTCGTAGGCATTACGACGAACCCAACCCGCCGCCGATCAGCTTATGCCACGTGGGCGCGGAAGAAGGGTGGAACGCTCAACGGCTTCGTCGTTCTGGATTGGGGAATGTCGCAGGCCAAAACACTCAAGGTGGAAAAGCATCTGTTTGACGGCCTAATCAACCATCCCGGATATGGCGTCATCAAAATGCACTACCACCCATCTGTGACTGCGGCGGATAACCAATCGGTGTACCTCGCTTGGTGGTCAGACTGGCTTGTTTCCGTCTGATCGGGCGCGCCTGAGCCATTCGCCTAACTGTGGATCGAGGCTGATGGAAGTGATGTCATGGCCTCGCATGGCATATCGCGCCTCAATTACTGCCTTCGCATCATTGCAGGCGCGGCAGGCAGGCGCGAGGTTCGCGATGTCGTTGGTCCCGCCAAGTGCGAGTGCGACGATGTGATCAAGGATCGTTGCGGGCGTGACGCGGCCACGCGCGAGACAATAGCGGCACAATGGTTCAGCACTGAAGATGGCGAGGCGCTGGCGGCGATACGACGCGGACTGGTCGCGGAGATGAGTGCTTCCCCCGCGTCTATTCGTCCGCACAGATTTTCCAAATTGCTTCGGGTGGCAGGGCATCCGGTATTTAGCGGTTTGTCCGCATATTCTCAGGGCCGAAGGGTGCAAGGTACCCGCAAAGTGCGACGCTGGCGGCATCGGCATGACATAAGCTTCGTATCTGCTGGCGCGCCCTACCGCCCTGTGCCAGCATCTACGAATGTCTATTTTCGATCCCATGACATGGCAGGCTTGTTCGCCGAAAGAGGTGATAGCCCATCTGGAAAAATCGCAAAGCGGCCATTGTCAGGATGATTCACAGACCAATTCTGCGGGGCAGCGGCCAGCGGCCCTTGTAATCCAAACTCTGATAGCGCCAATTGACATATACGCCTATTTGAAGGCTCGTTTTGGTAGGCCTAATGGTATTCAGTCAATAATAGTCGAGGAAGACTCAAACAATATCTTCCACTGGGACTATTACGTGAAATGCGCGGACAGCATTATAATATTCACCGGCGCAACACAGGAAGTGCATGCACTGATAAAGCGGCCTATGGCGGATGCTGATTGGCTCAGATTATCAAATCATTGAAAAATGACTTTGGTCGTATGGGGCGCGAGAAAAGCGAAATCATAAAATCGTTAGAAAAGTGGTATGTTTTTCCAAACCGCTTTCTAGCTATCGCTAATCGATGCGCCGATCTGCATCAGAGGCTCTCCATGGCACTACCGCGAGCTGAGCGCGACATGAATGCCAAAATTGTGCGGTCAAGCGATCCAGATTTTGTTTTAAAGTCAAAGCGTCGCAGTAAGCTGATTTCCGACATCACGGAGTGCTGTATCGAGTTGCCGATACTTATGCCCATTATGTTTGAAACGTTTATCGGTATGATCGTGGCGTTTCTGACCAAGGCAGGCGTGAGAGGAAATGAACGATTGTTTCAAACGTTCAAAAAATCGGCGTTAGACGTCAAAATATTTGATCTCCATACGAGATGTGACGGGTTCATGAAGCCTGTCGATCCTGCCAATCCCGTTATGAGCCGCTACTGGTCGGTGGTGAACCGCAGAAATGACATAATGCATGGCAACATCGATCCTGTTCGTGATGCCACCGAAGTTATATATTTTGATGGAAAAAAGCCTCTATATACGTCTGGGGCTGATCGAATTGTCTATCATTGGCGGGGCCTAATCCGTCAATATGACCCTGAGCGGGTCTTAAGAGATTATTTGACGACGCACGAATTCATTATCGAGATTCTTGACCACATGATGCCGTCGTCAAGGCAAACTTTTATTTTGCTAATGGCAGAAGCCCAGCCCGGCTGGGACGATAGACGAAAGAAATTGGGTATTTTATTTCCCGATCATCTGCATATGACAAACTATGGAGAACTTCGCTACGATGGAGATTTGAAAGCCTAGCGGGTTGCAACTTTCGTCATAAGGACTACTTGCGAACGTCTCCCATCCCGAAGGATTAATCATGGCCGACGAAAACTTTGAAATCGACGCTGTCGAACTCGCCACCGAACTGACGGTAGCGTGGCTCGCTAACCCCAACACCCGCACGTCGGCCGATGATGTTCCCGCGTTCCTGCACAAGATGCATGAGACGGTTTCGGCTCTCATGGGCGGCGATGCCGCGACGACCGAGGTTCAAGCTCCCGTCGAATACACCCCGGCTGTGTCGGTTCGGAAATCCCTCGCCTCGCCCGATCACATCGTCTCGATGATTGACGGCAAGTCCTACAAGACGCTGCGTCGTCACCTCGCCACGCATGGCCTGACGCCCGAGGAATATCGCGAACGCTATGGTCTGAAGCCCGACTATCCGATGGTCGCCCAGACCTACAGCGAAAGCCGCCGTGCCATGGCGAAGAAGATCGGCCTTGGCCGTAAGCCGGGCCAGAAGGTCGAAAAGGCTGCGGCTAAGCCCGCTCGGAAGGGCAAGTCGGTCGCTGACGCAAAGGCGGCGGCTCAGGCCCATTTGGGTGGCGAAAGCTGATGTAAGCCGTTCCACAGGCCCGCATTCCTGACGACCTCGAAGGGGGCTGGTTATGCCAGCCCCTTTTTTGTTGGGCAGCAATGGCTACGCATCACTCCGGTAACGTTGCCGGAAACGCGTTCGATCGTGCCGGGGACAACGTTATCCCTGTGATTGCTGCCGCAACGTCAGCGCATTTGGAAATGGTTTCCGAAAGCCGCACTCTGCAACGGGTTGCACGAATGCCGCGATGCCGTCGCATACAACGCCAAATTTACCGCCACATATTCGCGCGTGTATTTCGCAATTTTCAGCGTCGTGTTCATCGCAATATACAAAGCCAGCATCGCAGCGAGCAACACGCAAGGTATTTGCCGAATACCCGGAAAATTACCGCGTATGAGTGGGGCACGTATTTTACGTCTGACGGAAACATATACTGCCGCGTTTAAACGCCGTGCCAGTGGGGATTCTAACGGCTCACCGTTAGCGTCTATACGAAGTGTATAGATTTGCTTAAAAAGGGCTTGCGCTTCTCGTCCGAGGGCGTCAATAGACGACTTCCGGGGCGGCTTAGAGCCGCCCCGGTCGCCGAGGTTCTAGGAGATTGCGGCTCCGAAGAACCTCATTTGCTACTCTTTCGCTCGGATCGGGCAGAAAGGAGGCGGGCCTATGGTACCGCCGATATAGCGTAGCAGCCGTTTAGGCTGTTTAAACGGGCCTGTCCAGCATCGTGAGGTGTTGGACAGGCCTTTTCTATATGTGTTGGATGTCACGCTATTCGCCCTGCGAAAGATTGATGGGACCGTGTCCGTCTTTCGTAGGCTTTGCATGATTGAACTTTAACTTTTTGCCGATAATTTGCGGCGTTCAATCATCAAGGATGCCCTCCCATGGCCCTGAAAGACATCTTCAACCTCTTTGACGACAAGCTCGCCGACGTGTTCGCGAAGAAGGCCTACGATCCCGCGAAGGATCGCGCCAAGCTTGTGAAACGCCTCGAAACGCAGAAGGCCAAGTTTCTCGCGACCGAGCCCGCGCGCGGCGCGAAGGATTTTAAGATTGCGAATGGTGTCGTGGAATTCCGCCCCGTGCTCCCCGGCGGACATCCGCTGGTGCTGGGCGGTAAGGAAGTGAACTACGTCCCGTCAGAGCGCTTTACAGATGTCTTGGACAAGCTGATTGCCGAAGTGCAGGCGGGCGAGGTGGACGACCAGCTTGAGGGCAAAGAGGGCAGTGCGCCTATGCCTCGTGCTCGTACCGCACGTGTACCTCGTGAAGGTGGTGGCAAGGGCTGGTCGGAAGAACGTCGGGCAGCTTATGCGGCGACGATCGCGGCGCGTAAGGCGGCCAAAGGGCAGGGCTGAGCCTGCTCACTTTCCTGAACGAATGTAAAATTTGACGGGGGTATATGAACAAGGCGTTTGGCGTTCTCGCGCTTGCCATATTGGCATCAGGGTGTGAATCAAAAAACAAGGACGAGACGCCTGCGCTTACTGGCAGGCATTTGAGTCCTGCCGAGAATGCCAAATTTGATATTGAAGGGGCAAGGCCGGGGGAAACTCGGGTGCAAGCCATCCAGAAATTTAAGAAGTCGCTTCCCGGTCACGAAATAGAGTTGTTCAGTGACATATATACCTATGCGAAAGCCCCGTTCGATACGATAACGCTTACTACGCAGTCCGATTTGCCGACGCGTGATGTGATAAAAATTGAACGGCGTCGCGAATTTCCGAACGGCACAAGCCGTGATGCCGTCATGAAACTTCTTCGGTCAAAATTTGGAAATTTGGTTGAGCCAAACCTGCAAACGGTAAATGCCGTAGGCGATGGCAAGCGGACGGAGGTTTCAAACGGGCTTTACTTCGCAGGTGAGGGCGTAACGGCAGATGGTAAAATTCTGTCCCGGTGCGCAGACGCAAGCGGATTTTCTTTTAGTGCCGGGCCATCCGTCGACTGTGGGTTGATGGTGCGCGTAAAACTTTCGGGAACGCCTGAGCTTGTTAAAATCATCGAGATTGAGATGATCAATGCGCGGGCCGAGAGGGCAATCGAAAAGCGGGCTGCGCTTTGGAGAGAGAAGCAGGAACAGGCCGATCGTACGGCGGAAATGCAAAATGCCGAAGTGGTGAACTCGCTCTGATGTCAGTTTGATCTATCGGGGTTTGCCAAAAGTCGCCGCAAATTCAGGCCCCAGCGCAAGCGGGCTTAATGATAGGGTGTAAGGGATGGAGGCAACAAATGGGGTATAGCGGGAATAAGGAATAAGTTGTTTTCTTCTGGTCTATTAATGAAGAAAAACCCTTACATCCCTTACACCCCTCCATTTTTCTTAAAAAAAACGGCGGATTTCCGCCGTTTCTATAAATCGAAGAAAACCAAGCCCCTCCATAAACCCCTCCATTTTCGCCATCACCCCATCATCGATCCGCATCCGCTGGCGACTGAACTTCGCGATTTTGGTTTAAATCGACACCAAATCGAAGTGCGTGTATAAATAGTTTCAGGAGCCGAGGTCAGGCGGCATCTGGAAACGAATTTAGTGACACGAGATGGGTGTAAGTGTATAAATACACATACCTTGTAGTGAAACAAAAATGAGAGCCGGATGGACTGACCGCCATCCGGCTCTTTTTGTTTTGAAACTGCAAGGAGATTTATGGACTACAATGATGAATTGAACTCTCGCTTAAAGGAACTGCGCGACCGTCAAGACACCTACGATATCATCGACCCCGCCGAACCATTCCTTGAACTCGACTGGTCGCAGGATAATCGCCCCTATTTTCGAAAGCTCATCGAACACAAGATTGTGACGAAGAAACAGGTCGAGGCGGCGACGGCCAAGGCGCGCCAGCGCGACCGCCTTATGAGGGCGTTGGGTCAGGCTCCGAATTCACCAAGAGAATATGCAGCGCTGTACGCAGAGCATCTTGGAGCGAAGATCAGCTACAAGGGCGCGATCACCGTCGCGGGCCACGACTCTTTCACCATCCTCGACCTTGCGCGGGGCGCGCGCCTCACGGCTGGTGAACTCGACATCACTTATCCGCGTGACGCGATCAACGATGCGGTGGAAGACCATTATCAGATGTCACGCGATGCCGCGCTTGAAGGTGTCCGGAAGAGGGTAGGGGATCGCCGCTCATTTGACTGGATTGCGCTGGCGAAGGGCTGCTTCTCGCCCGATAGTGGATCACCTGAATTTGTGGCCGCTGTTCTCAAGAAATTCGTTTGGCAGGTTCAGCGGAAGCTTCACAATCTGCCCGTCTCGTACCCGCTGATGTCCGTCATCACAGGGGAGCAAGGCGCGGGTAAATCGTGGTTCGTCAACGCGCTGACCCGTCCGCTGGCGGATGTCGTGGTGTCGAGCGATTTCGCAGCGCTGGCCGATGATCGCAATATCGACCTGTGGCGGTCTTACGTCATCATTCTGGATGAAATGGCAAAGGCCGCAAAGGCGGATGTCGAGACGATCAAACACGTCATCACCGCTGACTATCTTGAGCGTCGTCCAATGAGGACGAATTCGACCGTGACAATCCGCCAGTGCGCGACATTCATCGCCACGACCAATCTCAGCGTCAGCGAAATCATTCTTGATCCAACCGGCATCCGCCGGTTTTGTGAACTTCGTTGGGTTCAGCCGCCGCGTGGCTTTCTCGACCAATTCGACTTCGCCGCCGCGTGGGGCAGCGTGCAGGCCTCCGATGAAGACCCAATGGCCGCTTACATGGATGAGCTGGCGGTTCGTCAGGCCGAGATGCGTAACCGTAGTCCTGTGGAGAATTGGCTCCTCACTATCGAAGAAGAAGACCTGCAAAATCTATGGGAGGCGAGCGAAGACGGCTTTCTTGCGACCAAGACACTGTTCGCAAATTACCTTACTCATCGCGCCATGGTGAACGGAGGATCGGAAACGATCGCTGATCGGCGAAACTTAAACTCGTTTTCGCAGGAGCTTGGTCGCCTCGTTCGATCTGACGACCAATGGCTGAAGCGTCACCGCACTTCGTCGGCCAATGGCTACGTGTTGACGCGCCAACCCACGCCCGCGCTCGCTATGGTGTCCAAGTGATCCGGGTGGGGTTCTACGCGGGCGTAAAGGACGCCCATGGGGTGGCGTTCGACATATCACGTGACGACCTGATTTCGCTGCTGGAAGGTGAGGCGGCTATTGCCGCCGATCCTGCCCACAAAGCCGCTACAGGCGCATTCTCGACCGCAAGGTATCCCGATGGTGTAACGCGCGCGAAGGCCCACGCATTGGACGCCAGCGCCATCGCGCTCGATGTTGATGAGGGTTGGACGCTCGACGCGGCGGAAGCGGCGGTTAGACAGATGGGCACCCCCTTTGTCATTTACACAACGACGAAGCACAGCGCGGACCATCACCGTTTTAGGATCGTCCTTTTCCTCGACCGTCCGGTGAACAGCGACGACTACGAAGCCCTCTGGTTTGCGCTGGCGAAGAAGTGGGGCGTCGCGATGGATCAGAAGACGCGTGACATCTCCCGTCTGTCGATCCTCCCTCGCGTATGGTCGGGTACACCATGTGAACTGCGATCATGTCGAGATGGTCAGCCCGTCGTCGTGGATGCGATCCTGCGGGATTCTCCGCGCGATCCTGAACCGATCCCCGCGCCAGCGCGTCCGGCCTTCTTCGACCCTCTGGCGAAGGCGAGGGCAGACCTCCGCCAACGCCGAAACGGTAGTGTAGATTTCGACACGCTTTGTGACTTGGATAGCTCGCCCATCATATCCGCTACGGCTCTGACGGAAAGCCTCACACGCGTGAAGGGCGGTCGGACATTCAAACTTTTGTGCAGCGCCGCTGTTACTGCCCGGCGGCGGGGCTACGACATAAGCGTTGAACATCTCGTGGAAATCTCGAAGGCGTTCAGCTTGAGGGTCGGCCGGAAGGTGAGCGCCTTCGAGCATCGCAATGATGCGACCAACGCGTTCACGTGGGCGGAAAGGCGTGTGCTGTGACATAAACCTGCCGCATACATGAGTATTCTAGTCCGCGCAGAACTTTGTAGCTGTAATTTGGCTGCGCGGGCATTTGTGAAAATAAATAATAGTTCAGCGATCTATGACGCGCCCGGCGTTGCGCACTCTGCTGGGATATTCGCCAAGAAGCGATTTCTCACGACTTCCCACAAACATGCCATTAGGAAACCGATTTTGGCGTTCGTGATCTATGTAAATTTCGTATGGTACAGGACCAACAGTAATGGACGTTTTCGGTTCAATCATTCTACCTGCGGACGATTGCAGCCAGTCGGTGACCTTTGCGGATGTAGCCCTCATGCCTCCGGTATTTATATCCTGCACCTGATAAGTGATATGCCACTCAGCCATTGAATTAGATTTTATCTGGCCGCCGTTTTCTAGAATCTTGAATGTAATAATTTCGTCTGTGTAGAAAGCGTATACAAGCGCAAGAAGGTACAATGGTTCGACCGCTAATTCATGTTCCCATGAAGTTACAAACGTCGAAATTATCTCAAAACATTGCACCAAATCTCTGTTTGAAAGCCGTGTCTGATCTGCCCACTCAGTGATGAGTGACCACGGCTCATTCCCTGCTAATGGGAAAAAGACCTTGCTGGCGTCGATTCCGGCTTGTTCAAGGAGATGGGCGACGAAGGCGTGGCGTTTTGCCTCAGGGAAAACGAATACCCTATCAAAAAATCGGCGGAGATATTTTCGTGCCTCAAATTCCGCTCCATAAATCGCCTTAACCGAATGCGCTAACTGCTCGCTGTCGGTGGCCACGACGAAGACAATGCCTTCGATGCTGAAAAGATGTTTGACATCTTCAAGAAACTTAATTGCATATGTCGGTCGGCAGCGATCGAGTTCATCGATGAAGACGAACATCGGTGCCCGCATGCCTTTGCCAACGGCATACTCAATGGCAAGAGCGGTCTGCTCCTTGAAAATGCGAATGGCATCAGTCGCTTTTTGATGCTGCGCGACGCGTTCACTGACAAGCGTCTTTAGAGAGGCGTCCCATACCTTTTCAAAGCTCTTATCGAAGCTTTCGTCCTTGTCTTTTTCATTGTCTTTGGGATCAGTTTTTGACGGGGCGGGGGTGGAGGTCGCCTCCCGTACGCGGTCGGCAATCTTGTCAACGCTTATGCCTGCTACGGTCTTCAGGGCATGAAAGGCCATCTGTTTGCCAGTTTCAGCCGCCACAGTGCCAAGCGCCTGTTTGCCCTTGCGAAACGCGGCTTTTGCTTTCGGTTCTTCATCGAGGAAAGGCTTTAGTGCGCCTTCGATCGCTGCCATCACGGTTATGAGCGGATCATTCGAATGGTCATCTTGCCACGCGTTAACCATCCCCACGACGTGGTCGGCGCGAAGCGATGCTGCAAGATTTTCAAGGAAGAAGGTCTTCCCCGTCCCCCATGCCGCGTCAATGTTCAGAATGTATGAGCCGTTGCCGGAGGCTTTCCGAGCCTCATAGCGCTCCATCATCACTCTGATTAGGTGCTCGCCGTCCGCTTGGCGATTGAGTTTGTCATTGGCCCATGGGGTATCCGTCATGCTCACAGCGTATTCGCCGTTCTCCACCGTTCGCAAGGTCTACCGTCAAGCGAAAACAACCATATTGAACTTTCTTGTAAAATCTGTATAATCGCGGGCAGGAAACGGGTGCCGCCTTGGCATCACGAGCATGATCAAAGCGATCGTGGATCGTGATGGAGCGCACGTTGGCCGACACCTTCCTTGAACTGATCCTTGGCGACGCGCTTGACGTGATGTCGCAGCTTCCCGACTGTCATGTTGACCTGATCTGCGCCGACCTGCCCTACGCCACCACGGTCTGCGCGTGGGATAAGCGGCTTGATATGGCGCGGCTGTGGGATGAGTTTCGCCGCATCACGACGGCGAACGGCACTATCATCCTGAATTCGGCCGGGCGCTTCACGGCTGATCTGATTACGGCTGCACCTGACCTCTATAAGTACACCCTCATTTGGGAGAAATCGCGGCCGTCTTCGCACCTGAAATCGAAGAACCAGCCCGTCTCTGCGCACGAAGAAGTTTTGGTTTTCTCCAAAGGGGCGATCGTTGACGCATCGCGCTCGACACGCCGGATGACCTATAACCCCATCGGTGCTGTGCCGGATCAGGTCAGGAAGAAGCGCCGGGTCAAGACGGAAGCGTATGGAAAGACCACGGCGGCGCGAGTGGGTGAAGAGTATATGGCGTGGAAGAAATTTCCGCGCTCTATCTTGAAGTTCAACAACCCCGTTCGCCCTTTTCACCCTACCCAAAAGCCTGTGGGCCTTCTTGAGTTTCTGGTCGCCGCATATTCGAATGCGGGAGATGTCGTCCTCGACTGCACGATGGGCTCGGGTACCGCTGGGGTCGCGGCTATCCGGCTCGGTCGAAGCTTCGTCGGTATCGAGCGCGAAGAAGAATACTTCGACTTCGCTTATGACCGGATCATGGATGAAAAGAAGAATCCGGGACCGTTTGAATGCGAGCTTCTCCATCCGGTCACGGTCGTCGCGAATGATGAGTGCGAGCCCATCGCGGCTGAGTAATCCGCGCAAGTAAAAGTTTTTGTTGCTTCGCGACGCAGCGCGCAACGATTCAAGCCAAAATCAAAAATAAAAACGTCGACACGCAGCGGTGAGTTGTCGTGGTCAAAGTTGTGTGTATTCACAAGTGTAACATCTAAATCGACCATGAGAAGTCCGGTTTATATAAAAAGTGGTAGATATTTCGAGGCCTTGCGGAAGACGAAAACTGGCGCGATGTCTTGTCTTGTCAGGACGATCGGTAGGCGCGCTGGCTTGTAAACGATGAACCTGCGGGTTCGAGTCATAGGAGCAATAAGTGAGTAAGATAGAATGGACCGGAAAAACTTGGAATCCCGTCGTGGGATGTCGGCGGGTCTCGCCCGGATGTGATAACTGCTATGCAATCCTCGAAAGTCACCGAAAAAATGGGATGTTTCCGCACTACGCTGGTGTGACGATCAACGATGCTCAGCGCGTAGACTGGACAGGGCGCTATAATGTCGCGCCTGATCACATTTTTGAGAAACCTGTCCGCACAACATCGCCCACGACGTGGTTTGTGAACTCGATGAGCGACCTGTTTGGCGAAGGCGTGGATGACGCTACGATCAAGCGTGTGTTCGCAATCATGAATGCGACGCCCCACCACACGTATCAGATTCTGACCAAGCGGCCGAACCGCGCTGTCCGTATCGCAAGCGAACTGCGATGGTCAGAAAATATCTGGATGGGCACTAGCATCGAGAGCGACAAATACGCTGGCCGCGCCGATTATCTGCGCAAGATCCCCGCTGCTGTCCGCTTCATCAGTGCGGAACCGCTTCTTGGCCCGCTCCACTCGCTCGATCTTACCGATATTGATTGGCTGATCGCGGGCGGCGAGTCTGGTCGTTCGCGTGACAAGATCAGGCCGATGTCGATCGATTGGGTGCGCGATCTTCGTGACCGCTGCATTGAAGCGAAGGTCGCTTTTTTCTTCAAGCAATGGGGTAATTACGACGAACGCGGCCTCTGGCATCGAAAAAAGGATAACGCAGGGCGCGAACTTGACGGTCGGACGTGGGATGAGATGCCTACGCCTCGCGCCTCAAAGTCCGTTGAAGCGGGAACGTCAAACGACAACGAGCGTCGCGGTTGGTCATCGATTCTAGAGTTTCGCAATCACCTCGCGAGCGAACACGCTTTGGAAGACGCTCCTCCCGTCCATAACGACGATACGCCTCGCCGCTCACTGCGTGAACCGATCTGGAAGAAGCTACGTGACGAAGGCCCGATGACTGGCGAGGAACTGCGTGATGCGGTCTTGCGCCAAGAAGGCCTTGATCCAGCGTCCCCCCGCCTTGTGAACTATCACGCGTGGGCTTTGGTTGATCTTCAGGCGGGCGGTTACGTAGAGTCATTCTTGAGGGATGTCGCGGGCAAACGTGGCCGGACGAAGCGTGTGAAGATGTATCGGGCGATCAAGCCGCGCATCCGGGTGAAAGCCGCGTGAGCGACCTCATCACTTCGGCCGAATTGGCGCGGATGTTGTGTCTCGACATCCGCACCATCTCTCGCCGTCGCGCGTCTGGTACGCTCGACATCCCCACGATCAACATCGCCCCGCCGGGTGCCCGACCGCAGCCGCGTTTCCGGTTAGCGGATGTTGAAGATTACCTTTCGAGAAAGTCCCGACCATGACAGAAATTGAAATTTGGCGTGACGGTCCCGCCGTCTTGACGCAGCGCGGTTCGGTCTACCGCTTCGAGAACGGCCATGATGATGCGATCTATGGACGCTCCGCTACTGAATTTCTTGAGCGTGATCGCCGAGGTATCATCCCAAGTGCCGCCCTTTGGGCGATCAACAACCAAGAACTTTGATTTCTGACCCTTATCGGCGGGATACGCGGCCCGCCGATTAAATATCGTTATGACACGAGAACAATTCGAAAATATGCGCGACTGTCTGCGCGACATATTCCCCGCTGCTGACCCGTCAGACGTGCAGTTCGCCTATCTCCTTGGTGCGATCGACGCCGCGACTGAAATCACCGCGAAGCTGGAGGTGGATGATGATTTTGCACGTTGATCAGCCTGATTATGCCGTCATGGCGGAAGCCGCGCCGCTGTCCGAATGGTCAATCCCACGATTGGTCGCTGACATCTGGACAGAGGGTGATGAAGAGGATCGCCGGGAGATTGACCGGCACCTCGCGCGCCTGCGGCGTCAGGGGGAGGCGGATCACGCCGCGATGATGAGCCGGTGGACGTTCGGATAG